CTGTAAGTGTGTCTTTACCTTGGCCTGTGTACTCTATAATGAAACGACTTTGGAGGTCTAAAAATGGCCTCCGAAATTTTTTATTTGAAAAACCTAAAACCGACTTCCAGTCCTTGATGAGCTAAAGTGGCCATTGGATATATCTCTACAACCATATTACATTTATAGATTAGAAAAAGCGGCCAGTCCGGATAAGCGCTTTTTGCCATGGCCTCCTCCATATGATATACTTATGGGTTAAGGTCGATTGTTGCGCCTCTATGTACTACTGCACCTGTTGTGTTACTTGTCTTACTACCTTCAATGGTTTCTGATTTATTACCTGAAACGGCCATGGTATAGTTACCTGCGACTTTCACATTGTAATCGCCACCACTATTCACATTAATATTGCCATCTACGGTCACCACATTGATATTGCCTTGGTCGACCTGTATGTTAATGTTGGCGTTGGGGCCTATCTGTATATCGTAATGGTTATTCTCTACACCACTCTTGTTAATGTATATCTTGTGTCGGCCATCTATGGACACATCACAATCACCTGTAATTTGTGCTTGCCTTTTGCCTTTAATAAAGGTATAATGGTCGCCTTTGATTATATCTGTTCTGGTTCCGTTCGGTCCTATTTCGTAGGCCGTACCTGTCTTATGCCTTTGGTGTATTCTCTCATGGCCATTGGTATCGTCATATTCCATTAGATGGCCACTCTCACTCTCATACACATGATTATATGGATAAACGGCCGAATAAGGTATCTCAGGCTGGTCAAATGTGTCACCATCCGAACCTAGTATATCAGAACCATCGGCCGCCGTAACAGGATTGAAGTCGGCCGTTGCCACTCCAGTTATCCGTGTACTTCTTCGTAGTGTAAGGGATAGGTGTGGATTGGTCTCCGAACCATCCTCCTTGAGATTTACCGCTAATCTGTTCGTATCTACTTCATCTTTATACTTAGGGTATACACCGTTAGGGTCATAGAAGCCCTTGTTTGTATTCGCTAATTCAAATGGCCGGCCAGGTATAGAACCTAGTACAACTGGCTCTTGCATATTCTCACCATCTCTAAAATACCCAAAAACCCACGAGCCTTCAACCAGAAAACTAGGGGAGGCCCCTAATCCGCTAATAGCGGAAGAAGTCGTAGGTAAAACACAAGAAGCCCACGGTAAATCGGCCGTAGGTAACTCTATCTTGTCATCTGTATGAAGGCCAATACAACGAACACGAACACGGCCAAGGTACTGAGGGTCATGCCTGTCTTCGACTACGCCTGTGAACCAATAAAACCCGTTACGGCCACTAAAATTTTTGTCTGTAATCATTTGTTTTTAAACCGATATATTGTTTGTTTTAATACGCTAGCCATACGCATTATTTGGCCATTTACTCTGGCCTTACGCAAAACACAGGCCACTCTATACTTAGTCTTATTCCATAAGCAAGATAGACACAAACCCTTGCCACCGTTGGATTTTGATTTACGCAAGTCTGACTTTATCTCTATGGTACTTAATAAATGGCCTATCATATTTTTTGATATCCTATCATGTTCTCTCTATACTCTCCCTAATAACTCATCTATCAGACCCTTACGGCCTTTATAAAAGTAAGCATATTTACACTGGTAGTATTTGGTCATTATTCTCTCAATCATTCTTTTTATCATCTTTTTTAGTATTCTCATCCTTTTTCACAGTTTTCTTTGCACTTTCACATTTTCCACAACATTTTGGTGTGCCACAATGAATATGTTGTTGTTCTTTCTTATCGGCCATTGTTCACTTCTTTCTCTTTAAGTCTTTTTTTAGCCATTCTGCCCATATTAACAGGCCGGCTATTGTTATTACAAATAATATTGTTGTTATCATAGTGTTCTCCCGGAAGCGTCGGAAACTTTCTTAACCATTGAGGGTATTCTCATCTGTTTGGTATATATCTATCGCTTCCACTTTATCGGTTAATGGTATTAGTTCATCCATTTCTATCGGTAAATCGGTTGCCACTGAATCTTTCACACATCTCATATTCATAGTGTGTTTTTGATTGGCCACATCAAATTTGTGTTTTAATTGTAGGATTAAGTATCGGCCACTATAATAAGGGTTTAACTTTTGTGCCTCATCATGTCCTACTTGTTTTTGATATGGTAATGCAAAGGAGATGATTTCTCCTGCGTTTAATCGTGTCTGGCCTGGTACGGTTAGTAATAGATGAAAGTTCGCCATTTGGGCTCGTTGTGATGTTTTATTCGGTAATACATCTTTCACTGGTGTAAAATCGTAATCATTATGTTTCTTTGATGTTTGTACGACATTCATTAATTTCTGCATAGGAAAATCACCTAATGTTTTACCTGTATTGTCAAACTTGGTAAATGGTTTCAACCACTTCGTAAAT